TCGGACACAAACGTGTGTCAAATCCGCGCTCCTTGTTTGCCTTGTTAATGCTCAAAGGATCGCACAACCATCCGTCGGTCTTAGTAGATCCGTCGACCTTCTGCTTACTTAACTTGTTCAAGGTTAAAGCCACAGAAGGCTCAACATAGGGTAGTTTCCCATAACGGGATTCTACCATTTGTCTAGTAATGGCCGCACAACCGGTATAGCCAGCCCTCTCCAGTGAGTTAGTTAAGCTCACCCAAGAGACCAGCTCCTCTGGTTGTCGCGTATCTGATGAACGCCATGTTGTCCGAAGGCGGACGGGTGTTACATCGACTCCTCCATAGGCGTCGCACCCACAGGACTCTCGAAAGAGCCCTGCAACGCAGCACTTAGCCTCATTGAACTTTAGTCCAACGAGGGGCAAGTACCGCATAATCGCAGCATAGTCTGAGCTGCGACATATGATGTCATCACCGTAAACATAGACGCTCTTACTCGCTTTCGCGACAGAGCATCCAGTGGTTAAACGGATAGCAGACACGGAAAGCGCCCAAAAGCAAAGCGCCTCAATAGGAAAGCATAAAGCTGATCCCATCGGGGCAAACTTTGTCAAGGGCACATACCTCCCATCAGGGAGACGCGTTCCTGTACTGCGAGTAGCCATAAGGCCCTCGTATAGTGCAGTTCTGCCGAAAAGTCCTTCGACTAATCTGCAGCTGACGCGGTCAGATGCGTCCTTCATATCTAGGGTTACCCAGGGTTTCCCCTGGGACCCTTCAAGGGCCAATCGCCGATTCACAGTCTGGTCACGAAAATTTACGTGGCCTCTTGTTAGTCGGTTATTTTCGATCTGGTCATACAAGACCGACCGTAGGCCCTGCTGAAGCCACTGGATTTCCAGCGGCTCGCAGGATATTAGGCGCGGACCTCGCGAATCCTTAGGAACTAAGACGACTTTCGCCGTCGGTTCTTCAGGAGTTTGTAAGGCCCCAAGCCACTCGGCGTTGTCGCAACAGTGCGTAGCACCGACAGTGAAATACCCCGTAAAGGGGTATATTCTATCAGTACCCGAATAGAGCCTTTTGAAGTTAAACTTCTCAGGGCCCTTTTCACCAGTTGCAACGCTACCGGGACCGTGCCCAGGGATAATATCCCTAGGATCGATCCCACTGACCACCCGCTCGACCAAAGGCCGAGCAAAGTGGATGAGCGACTTAGCATCGGAGTCAAACTCCAATTGTTGGAGCTCTCTCTCTGTTTGTATAAACCCATCAAGGACATTATGTTCTTGAACAGGGCTATGCGGAATGTTCAGCTTATACGCAAAAAGCGTTAGCTGCCTTATCTGCTTCAGTGTGGTAATGTCCGGGTCATCCCGAACATACCCATCATCGCGAAGGACTCTCCTAAGCAACCACCCGCAAAAGCGGGGAATTGCGGTACCGGGAATTAGTTTAAAACCCGATACTTGTAAGGGAGCACCACTATGTAAAGCCTTATCAAAAGCTTTACCTAGCAGCGGGAGCGTAACCGTTAAAAACGATACGCCCTCATTCTCAAATCGATGTTCCATAGTGGCAACATCAAGACGAGACTCACGCGACTCAGAGTAACACTGAGCTATGTCATGATACAGTGCTATGGTCAGAGATAAGTATATACTATCTAGGCTATTAATGGTTACCATAAGGCGACCTTCCTAGCCCAAGCCACATCACC